TTGCTACCTACCTTCAATGAATCAGAGATTTCCTCAAGGACCCGCCATCCGTCTAATCGGTGAAGTGGCTCTTGTACTCCACTGGCATCACATTGCTGCTGTATCACATTCTCAATAACCATGACCACTTCATTTGTGATCGGTACCAATATGCAGCCATCAAGTTTCTTGTTTGCCTGCTCTGTAGCTGCTTGCCAAGCTATAAAACTACGTTCGCGCTCTCTACTATTTGCTGGACTGCTATAGACACGGTTATATAAGTGTCTTGCTTCGACTTCATCTAGCTCATTTCCACAGTTGTCATTCCAGTCTTTAAAATGCCAAGCGTCAAAAGCTGCACGATCAAAATTATTACAATGTTTATTCATGCCATCACCTAGTGAATCTTCTGAAGGTTAGATGGATCGATAATTAGGCGCTCAGATCCTTTTAATCCATGCTCCTCTTGAAGGGATTTCATTTCTTCAATGCTTTTAATGACATCCTCAACTGGCACACCCAGATGCTCGGCTACCTGCTCAGGCGTGAAAACTTGAGTTCCGTCTTCAAGGCAATAAACTGCTTTAGGCAATAATCCCATTTCTTTAGCCTTATCTCTGGCCATGTCATTAAACCAATCAGGAGCTAAAAGCATTGCTTTCATAAATTGATTTCTAGCTTCTTCTGATTCCTCACCTTTAGATTTAACTAATGCCTCATACTTTTCCATTTCTGCTGAGAATTCAGCAGGGAATGTTGGGCGTTTTGTGTGAGTAATTTTCGCCTCATTAAATAACTTTTCAAAGCGCGGGCTGATAGTGCCAATCCATCCCATTGCAAAAGTTTCAAAAACAGTTGGCTCTTCGCCTGAAGTCAATAATCCAGTCAGGTAAGCAACTACATCCTCAACATTGCTTTCAAATGAGTTTACATTTTCACGGGTAATATTCTTTTTCATGACTAATTCCTATTTTGCAAATACGGTTGCGAATGTGGTTCCGGCAATTTCTGGAAGTATGTCTTTAACTTCTTCAAATCCACGGGCTTTGCCCGCCGCTTCCTGATTCATTGTTAAAGAGTCGTTATACTTCTTCCATTCCTCTTTAGATCGGCGATCTAAAAAACTGCTTAACAAGCGAATGATCTGTTTTGTTGCGCTATTGGTTTTCTTGTAACGTGCATCTGTTTCAAGAAGATCGATTGTTGCCACGCGAGCTAACTTTAAAAGCTCATCATGGGGTAATTCCTCAAAATCAATTCCAAGAAGCTGATCGGCCTTTTTCAGATCTACATCTTTACTTGGGTTGATTAGCCTTTGTTTTACATCTTGCGGGCTGATCTTGTATGCAAGCCCATTTTGTCTAAAGCGAATTACATTACTCATGATCAAGCCTTTAAGTGATTTTCAAATTCTTTAAAAAGTTGGGTAGCTGCTTTATTCATTTTCCTGTCATACGTGATATGCACGTTTCTTGGAAAAGCTTTGTTGACTGTGACGCAGTAAAATTCCATGCGCCCACAAGGTCTAACAATTCCACGATACCCAATCTTTATAAGCCATATTAGAAACGCCTCGAATTTCACCTCGCTAGAGAGGTCGGCGTAATTAACGCCGTTTTTCATTCGTGAATCCTTCTAAAATTGTTTTGGAAATAGCGGCATTAGCAGGGGCCAAACAAACTTGATTAATTTTGACGCTTGCTGAATCTTCACGACCTGTTTGCAGCCAATGAGCATCTACACCCAACACCCTAGCGATAGCGGTTAGATATTTGCCAAAGCTAGTTGAACCAGATTCAATCTGACTGATAGTTGATTGGCTAATACCAGCACCCATTGCCAATTCACTTTGGGTTATACCTGCATTTTTACGAGATAATTTTAATCGGCCTATGAATCCCGCAATGGAATCGAAATCCAGATTAGTTTGTAATGATTCAGATGTCTTCACTACTGTGTATTGATGCTCAGCAGTACAAATTAATTGAGCAAGTTCGCCGTTGTGATAATCTTGAGATAAATCTGCTTGAGTTTTAGCAATCTCAATCAAGCGAAAAGTCTTATCAAATCCCAACTTGCTTAAATCAAGGTCTTTTAGTTTTTCAACTAGACTCAGTTCAATTGCGGAGAGCAGGGCATTGATGTCACCCATATCATTTTTAGCTTCACTACGTGCAGTAATGAGGTCATCCACAGTTATATTTTGGTTTTCTGGGAAAAGTTGTGAGCTACTACGCATTGTTAACAACTCCTTTATTTGTAAGTATTGCTAAACGTTCTTTGTGAGCATCAACCAAGGATTGAAAGTGGTCGCTTGTTCTTCCATTTAGATTCATTAAACCTTTTGTAGTCATAAGGCCTGAATGAATCTTAAAGCGGCGCTTAGGCATTGTTTTTTCAAAATACAATTTGGCTATCAATGCATCTTTTAGGTTGAAATAGAATGCTGATGAGGTGGCAATCTCATTTTCAGAATCATCAAATGAAGTTGCAAAATAGTAATGACAGCTTTGACTTGTGTTTTGTTCTGCTTGCCAAGCTAAAACGTCTTTATAATTTGGGATAAGCTTCTCTAATCCAGCTTCATCCATTTTTTCAACGCTCAATTTGATCAAACGGAATTCATGATGATTAAGCCAAACTCGCTCCCACATAGGTGCACTTTCATCTTCAAAATTTAATGCTGATGTAGCAAAGGCACCTGCTGTAATGTAGTAATCCACTTCTGGATTAGCACTTTTTAAATGTTCAAGATGTCTTTCTGCTTGATCAAGATGAAAGAAAGGACGGTTAATTATCCCAAATGGGTAAATTTCTTTGCCTTCTGCTTGGATTGAAAAGTGATGGCAAGATCCTTCATCAACCATCCATGCATCAAGTTGAGTAAGAAGTTTTTCAAGAGTTTTACTTTTGTTAGTTGAACGAAGGTGTGAATTAATACTGTTTTGTTGACTAGTATCTGTGATTTGGTTCATAATGTGACCACTCAAAAGTTGCTTGTCCCGATCCTCGACCAAAATTTTCAGGACAATGACTTACCTTAAAAGACCAGAGCATTGACTCTGGTTTTCCTGTTTAAAAAATGAATCAATCATTTTGTGTAATTTAAGATAAATCATTTTGTTTTAGAGAGTCAAGATAATTTTAAATCATTTTGATTAATTATTTTTGGTTAATAAAAAAGCCCGCATATCAAATAGCGGGCTTTTTTGTGTCTCAATTTTTTAATCTAAGTAAATATTCTGCATTGCAACAACTGGGTATTCATGAACGTGCTTACTTGGCGGGATGATATCAGAAACCGCTACAATAGCAGATACATCCTCCATATCAATAGTCATCCTTGCCTCGCCGTTCACAGCCAAAAGGTGTAGAACATCATTAACAATCCCAATAAATTCTTTAATGGTTCGCCTACCATCTTTCAGCTGGACTTCTACAAATTCTGTAGGTGTGGGCTCTGCATCTGGATCGCAGACAACATACCATCCATTACGAATCGCAGGATACATTGAATCACCTGTACCCTTTACAGCATAAGCGTTTGGCCCAGCTGTAAGAGACGGTACATAGCCATCACCGCCATTACCTAAATAACCCATTTCAGTGTAATAGCCATCCATACCCATTTTTGAATAGGACTTTACAGGAACCCAACCACCACGCCCTACAACCGTTGGCACTGGTTCGCTTCTGACACTTTCAATATTTGGGGAACCATTGCCACTAAGTATCCAGCCTAAATCAATATTGAATTTTTTAGACACCTTGAAAGCACCCGGTTTAGAAATACCTCGGCGCTCCCAGTTGTAAACAATCTGGGGTGTTTCTTCTAAAGCGTATGCCAAATCAGATCCAGTTAATTTTGTGACTTGGTAAACGCGTTCCATTGTTGGGTGGATGTACTTCTTTTCCATGGCTCACTCAGACAGGCAGAATCAATTGCGGCGTATATTAACACATTTTGTGTAAAACAAAATGATTGATTGATATTTTTGGTTGTGTATACTAAATCAATCAAAATGATTTATTTCGAGGTGCTAATGAGTAGTATCCAAAAAGATAGCGAGCTAATCGACAAGCATGGAGGTGCTACTGCGCTGGCTCAAACTTTGGGCTACCACGTTCAGCGTGTTCAAAACTGGAAAATTAGAGGCATTCCAGCCAAAGAGCGATTTAAACACCCTGAACTACTCTTAGTCGATTTTATTCCAACACCAAAGAAATAAAAACCGCCATCTGCGGGAACAGATAGCGGTCTGAATATCGTATTTGGAGCGAACCAAAATGAATGAACCAATACTAGCACAAATTTCAATCTGTGCAATATCCCCAGTGTGCGTATTTATCGCCTATCCACAGGAGCGCATTTTCTATGAATCCGACAGCTCTGCAATTCATCAAACAGTATGAGGATGGGTTCTATGAAGGTGCTAAATATGCGCGTGAATATGGCGATCTTACAAAGCTTTATGACAAATCCACTGATGAATTTTACATCGAAGAAATTAACGAAGCTTATGAAGAATTTAAAAGGGGAGATGCATGAGTAATATTATTGCGCCGAACTACACACAGGTTCCAAATGTTGTTGTAGATGAACTTGCTTCGCAGCTAAGTGACTCAGCTTTTAAGCTTTATGTAGTTCTTATCCGAAAAACTAAAGGTTGGGATCAAGCACGTGATGCTATTTCAATCAGTCAGTTTGAAAAAATCACAGGTAAGAGCCGTCCAACAGTTGTTAAAGCAATCGATGAGTTAGTCAAATTGCGTCTAATTCGTAAAAATGGCTGCACAAAATTTGGTAATGAGTATGAGTTAAATTTGAGTTTTTCTATTGATGGAATACTTCTAAATTTCCCAAGTAAAAAATCTTTACTAGTTAAAAAATTTAACCAAACTAGTAAAAAATCTTTACTGCTACTAGTTAAAAAATTTAACACACAAAAGAAACTATCAAAAGAAACTATCAAAAGAATAGATTCGGGTAACAAAAAAGACCCTAAAAAATTCTCAGAAAGCTTTGAGAAATTCTGGTCTACATACCCATCTTGTAAACGGAAATCTGACAAGTCTGGAACTGCTAAAACTTTTGAGAAATACGAAAAGAGTTTTGACCTTGAAAAACTAATTTCAATTCTTGAACTCCAGAAAGTAGATGACCAATGGACTAAACAAGATGGCGAGTTCATTCCATCACCGACATCATGGCTAAATAAAAAACATTGGGAAAATGATTATTGGATAACAAGAATCCAAGCGCAACCAGCAGCACAAGTAAACAATGGTCCAATTATTGAGCAGCAACCTAGTCAGTTCAAAGGTGTGAGAAGACAGTTCAAAGGGGTTAATGCATGATCGAACTTTATTCAATCCCTGTAGAACAATGTGTCCTTTCTGCATTCATGTCTTTTAACCATGGAATGGATGATTTTATTGAGCAGCTTGAGGCAGAAGATTTTTATGCATCTCAGCACCAAGTTATTTTTAAGCATATTCGTGCTCAATATCTCATTGGCGAGGCTTTTGACGAAATAACTATTTGGCAGTTGATTCGAGCAAATACCAATGAATCTAGAGTTATTGATGAATCATTTATAGTCAATTTAATGAGCCGTGTTTCACAAGTGTCAATCTTAAATACACATGTAAAAACACTGAAGGATTTATCGTCACGCAGAAAACTAAACGACATCGGAAAGGCCATCACTACTTTATCAATTGATATGGTTGGTCACAGTTCTGATTCAGCCATTAACAAAGCTCAGTCACTTTTACAAAACATGAGCCATAGCTCGAGTGATGATTACTTAAAACATGCTCACGAGTTTTCAAAAGAAGCAGTTGAGGAGTTTCTTGCAAGACATACAGCTCTTCATAATCATCAACCATTTGATGGTGGTATTAAGACTGGCTTCACAGCTTTAGACCACAAATTGGGAGAGGTAGGGAAAGGCGATCTAGTAATTATTGGTGCCCGCCCTTCAATGGGGAAAACAACCTTTGCTCAGAATTTAGCAGCTGACATGTTTATTAACCAAGGTCTACCAGTGCTTTTTGTTTCTATCGAAATGAAGGGCAAGCAAATCATGCAACGGATGATTAGTGGCATTGGTGGAATAGAGTTAAAGAAAATCCTAACCGGAAATATCACCCCAAACAGTGATGATCTTATGATGATCAACACGGCGGCTAACACCATTGAAAAAGCACCTTTCATGCTTGATCCAAATAATCGTTCTACAACTTCAACGATTAGAAGATCTGCTAGAAAGCTACAGGCGAAGTATGGAAAGGTTGGGGCAATTTTCGTTGATTATATTCAGAGAGTAATACCTCTTAATAAAAATAATTTTGGTCGCTCAGATAAGGAGCTTGGGGAAATCTCGGGTGAATTAAAAAGAATTGCTGGCGACTTTGATTGCCCAGTTTTTGCTTTAGCTCAGCTTAACCGTAGTCTTGAAAACCGTAAGGATAAACGCCCAATTAACGCTGATTTAAAGGATTCTGGCGACATTGAGCAAGATGCAGACATCATCATGTTTATTTATCGTGATGAGGTTTATAACCCTGGTTCAAAAGATGCTGGTACAGCGGAAATCATCATTGGTAAAGCTCGTAATGGCTCAATTGGTACTGTTCGTTTAGCAACAGATTTAGCGAGAGCAACATTCACAGACTTAAGCCCTGAATACTACCAATCCCAAATGATCGGGGAGCATATATGAAAACATTCTTATTCATCATGATCATTATTTGTATTGCAACTTTCCTTGGTCTGGTTATGGCTGCTTTAGCTGCAAAGCTTCACCAGTTTTCAGGAAATCGAACTAAATTTCGCTTTTCACTGGCCTTCATGGATATCTCTTTTTTCTTCTTATGTCTTTTGACTTTAATCGTATTGGGTGGAGGTAAATATCTAGCGTTTTCTCACTGCGTTTTATTTTTGTTGACGTTGTATCTAATTTTTTATCGGTTCAAAAAGTGGGAGCGTAAGGCATGAATCAGAAGACGTTTAAGCCTAGCCTTGATTTAGTGGTAGCTAGATTTTCTATTTTTGGCATGGTGGCAATTGTATATACAGCGCTCTCTGCCAATGGCTTCCCGTCATGGTTTTTATGGCTCGTTCTCTTATGGGGTGTGTTCTCAATATTTGAGGCAGCGATTAAAGCGGATGAGGTTTTAGAGGGTGCAGTAAATACCCAAACCGTGCTTGATAATCTTACAAAGCGAGTAATCATTCAGCACAGAATAATCAAATATCAAGACCAATCTATTAACCAACTGATTGAAAGGAAATATAAAGAGGTAAAGGAATTAAAAGCATCTCATCACGGCGAACTAATTGGGCATGAACACCACTTGAAAAAGGTTAAGCAAGAACGGGATTTATTGCATAGGACTTTGGATGCTGCAATGTGTCTATTGCCAAGCATTAAAGCAGAAAATCAACTCCATGGTTGTGATCAGGTTGAAGCACAAATCGAATTGTTAGAGAAAACGCTTAAGGGGAATAATCAATGAATTCAAAGTTACATATCATGCAAGGCGTTGATTGGACTAAATACGATTTGCCAGAATGGTTGCGTCAATTTGGATATTGGCAGGGGGCAATGATTCGATTTGGTGGATCTACTGAAAACCCTTTAGTTGGAGCGATTAAGAAGGCGAAACTAAGACTTAAGAAGGGAGATAGAGAAAAGATTGTTGCTTACTACATGTGTGATGAAAACTTCATTGATAAACACTCAAAAAAACCTAATGTCTGCTTAATTACAGATGATGAAGCTAGAGCCGTACAGCGCTTGATTATTGATATTTTAGACGGCTGCACTTCTGAAGCTATGCTTGATTGGATGGATGCAATCATAGAGAGATATTTCAATCAAAAATCATGGACACAACTAGTAAATTCAGATCGTACTGCCATGGATGCAAAATACGATGTTCGTTGCGGGTTGGCTGCTTTGCACAATCGCTACCAGTTTATTGAATATAAAAATGGATCGGTATGATCTAACTATTGATATTTATTGGTAATTCAGATAATTGTATGAAGATTGAACAACGGTGAGCAAGAATGATAGAAAATCCCCAACACTTTAATTTAATAACAAATTTTGAAGAAATCACATCAAGACCCAATTTTGTCGAAAAGGTAACGATTGCTAGGGGTGAAGACGTTTCAAACACTATCTCTGATTTAGTCGGGTTTTATGTATTAAGGGATATGGTTAGTTGTGGAATTTCAAGTTGCGGGAAGAATCATCAAAAAGGATATATCGCACAGCTTCATGATGGTAATGAAATTATCATTGGCCACAACTGTGGGAAAAAGCACTTTGGCATGACCTTTGATGAAAAAGCAAAACAGTTTAAGCACCTTAGAGATAATGCAAATCAATATCTACAAATTAAAGCAATGTTTGAGAAGCTGCCTCAGTTAAAAGAAAACCTTGAAAGGATCTTGACGCAGTCGGGCAGAATGACATTTTTGCAAATCAAAATGGCAATTAAGAGCTTTAAAGAAGATGCTTTGGATTACTGGATGCGTAGAAGAATTGGGCAAGAAGTGTCAAGTAGCGGCGCAATATATATTGATGACTTTAAAACAGAGGACGAGGTAAACGCCGAAATCCTGAGTGGTAAAAAGAACGTGACAGATATTAAGCGCGTGCTGGTCGGAAATATTGCTGAATATGATGTGATAGCCGCTTGGCATAATGCCGAAAGATTAAAGGACTACTTTGATCGACTGTATAGAGAAATCAAGAACCCCAACCAGATGGAAGGGGTAGCAATCAAAGCGTTAGCTAAAAAATTAAGACAACATGACCAGAATTTGCGGGAGTTAGAGGATTACGTCAAAAGAGGTAATCGCTTATTCGTTCCTGAAAACCTAATCCAATTGGCTGTATTATTTACAAAACCCCATGAGCAAAAAATTATTGAGAAATATGCAAATAATTTTGCTTGAGCACTTGACCCTGATCAGGCCTAGTGGTATTTTTATGGTAAAGTTGTGCGAAGTGTAAATAAGGTGCAACTAAATTGGTTGGTAACCCTTGCAACATAAGCAAGTAGGTGAAACCAGATTAAAGCCTGTCATTAAGTTGATGGGCTTTTTGCGTTTCTGAAGAATAAAAAGATGCCATCAATTTGAAGGTATTTATTTTAGTTATCTCGCGGGAGGTGCTTTGTTGGGGCACCTCTCAATTTTGCCGAACGGATTACGGCGCATGAAGCCCTGCCAAAAACTAGTTATTGGCGGGGCTTTTATTTTTTCTGGGGGATATATGACAGATATTGTTGAAGCAAAAAAGAATCTTGATAAACACTCAGAAGAATTGAGCCGCTACCAGAATTTATCTCGCACCGGGTTAAGTCGTGATGAAATGCTTGTCATAGATAGCATCATTCTCCGACTGAAAAACCAGATTAACAATTTGCGGTCAATACTAAATGCGTGATGCTAATCGATTAGCTCAAGTTCGCAAGCTGCCATGCATGAGATGTGGCGCACCAGCACCAAGCCAAGCCGCGCATTCTAATTCAAGCAAAGACGGTAAAGGCAGATCCATTAAGGCTTGTGACTCAAAAACCGTTTCATTGTGTTTTTCTTGTCATCATTTATTTGATACCTACCAGCTAGGGAATAGACAGGAAAGCGAAGACTTATTTAATAAATGGCTTAAGCGAACCAACGAAATGCTTGAGCCTGAAAAGGAGATGTTTTGATGCTAATTAAAATTAGCGATACAGTTGTTCTTGATTCAAAGAGTGTTGTAAAAGTTTTGCAGCATGATGTTGACGGGCCACTAAACCCTACAGCGTGGTTTGTTTATACAAATGATGGCTGTAAGTACAGATTAAGAGAATACCCAATAGAAGAATTTCTAAATATTTTAAATAACCCAAATTAACCCACCGCTTTTAGTGGGTTTTAACTGGAGCCGAGAGGCTCTTTTTTTTGTGTCCATAAAAAGGAAGCGAGAAATGAAAACCAACCAGAAAGGCCAAGCTGATGTAGTGTTAGCCGCTTTATGCTTTGTCGCCATTTTAATTGTCATTATGTTGCTTATGTTTGCATGGCCTCACTATAAGGTTTGGAAGCAAGGCATGAATGGTCAAGCACTATTGGCAGAAGCTGAACAGTCAAAAATGATTCAGGTTCAAACGGCGCGAGCTGAGCTTGAAAGCGCGAAGTTACGTGCAGAAGCAATCAAAACTATCGGCCAAGCCGCAAAAGATTATCCAGAGTACCGTAAGCAAGAGTTTATCGGCGCATTCGGTGATGCTTTGCGTGATGGCAAGATTCAGCAAATTATTTACGTTCCAACTGAGGCTAATGTTCCAGTGTTAGAAGCTGGTAAACGTGCCGCCGTGGATGATTAATTTATAGGTGGGAATATGGAGCCAGCAACGTTCCCAATTAATAGTTATTCTGGGATTGTTCAGGTAATTAACTACCTGAACAACAACCACTCTACAGCAGCCGCAGAAGGTAAGCCTTTAATCGTCAGAATCAATCAGAAAGCTGACGATAGGAGTACCGCACAAAATCGGTTGTATTGGGCTTGGCTTGAGCAAATCAGGCAAAAGACAGGCAATTCAAGGGATGACCTTCATTTATTTTTCAAGAAAAAGTATCTCTCACGCATCTATGTAGAAGGGCGACAAGATACAGCCGAAAAGTATAGAGCCTTGCAGAACTTTAAAGATGTGGTTCAAGCATTCGATGGCAACAAACGCCAGCAGCTTGAAAAGGACTATCAAGTTTTAGTTCACACATTTGTTAGAGATCATCTTCAAAGCAAGAAGGCAACCATTAATGAATTCAAAAAATATCTGGACAAGATCAACATCTATGCACATAGAGACTTGGGCGTGATGCTGATTATCCCGGATGACCTTAAGTGGTGTTATCAAAATGAGCAGTGAACCAAATTTGCAAGATGTTGTGCTTAAGCTAATAGAGCAGACAAACAAGCTTATAGACCACAACAACAAACTGACTGATCACAACAATAGGCTGATCGAACAGAATAGCTTACTCATTCAAATCAATTCAGAACAATCGGCTCAGTTAAGTGCAGTGCTTGAGATGTTTGAAGACGGCGAGCCAACACAGCGATCAGGTTCACTAGATGGGTGATGTTATGAATTTCGATATAGAGCAAATCAAACCTGAAACGAAATATCTAATCGCTAAATATGATTCAAGAAGTTTTGTTTCATCACATCAACATGAGTGTTTTCACAAGCAACTAAGTGCAATCGCTAAACAATCTGGTTTAAGCATTGCAGCCATAGATAAATCAGTAACCCTTGAGCAGCTCAGTGATGAAGACTTGGCAAATCTTGGTTTGATGAGGATTAATAGCAATGCCTAGAATCGTATCAGTTGTACCGCCTAATAGTGGCAATGACATTACCATGACTCAGGGAACTACGGTTCTACTTGATAATGGTGAGCACCTTCGTCATATCCATAAAATCACTTTGGTAGCTGAACCACTTCAACCATGGAAAGCCATTATTGAAGTGTACCCAACTAATCAAGAGCAGATTAATGCATTGCTTGAAGATGTTGAGGTCATTAAACGTGACCAAGCAAATAGCCGCTTAGATGTAATCGAAAAGGAAATTCAACAATTACAAGATGAGAAGGTGCTCATTGAGCGAGACCGCCGTTCAAAAGTAACAGGGCTTTCAATTGCTGGTGTTGCTAATATTCCATTAGAAGGAACTTTCTTGGTTGATAAACAAGAGAGAGTTTTAAACCCGCCTATAAATGATGATCTCACTAATTACTTAAAAAATAATCCTCATCATTCAACAGTCATTCCTCCAGTAACAAGAGTAGTTAAAGATATTCATGGTGTTGTTCGCGCCGTTCCAGATCTTAAAGGTGAGCAGGATGATTCCGAAGAGCATTATTAATAATCGCTTGGGTTTTTATGGGTTAGATGGTCTTGAGCAGCCGTACACAGTGCTTGAGCTTGAAACTCCAGAAGTTCTACGGAAGCGCATGGAACTCAATTTGGTTAGGTTGGTACAAGAATATCAACGCAAAGGGTTGGATATTGATTGGATATCGATTGACTTATTAAATGGTGTTGATGCGCGAGTAAACTTAAATGAAACTCCAAACGTTCAAGAACAAGCTACAGACACTACAGGCACCCGCACAGACCCAGAAGAACCCTAAACAAAACAATTGGGGTTCTGGTCGTGGTGGCCGTCCTTGGCGCCGTCTTAAAGCTAAGATCCATTTACGTGATGAGTGGACATGTCAATGCTGTGGCATCGTTACCAAAGACTTAGAGCTTGATCATATTGTGAATGTGGCAAGAGGTGGAACGGATAATGAATCCAACCTCCAATCTCTTTGTGTTCCATGTCATAAGAAGAAAACCCAACAGGAGAGCCGGCAATGATTATTAAAGGTTCTATAACCATTTCTTTTTTAGGTGAGTGTAACTGCATTGGTTGCTTCTATTTCCGTACACATGGTGGATATATGCCGTGTCAAAAGAATCGCCCTATAAAGCAGCCAATACAACCATTCAAGACACAGTGAGTTCCTTAAAATGATTTCACAGCTTATTTCCGTGAGAGACTCGAACACAGGCGCTGAGGTGTACTTTGACCCGCAAGGTGTTGAAGGCGCCGTTTTCAATTGGAATGGTAAGAAAGATTACGACCAATACATTTATAACACTATGTTGTATATGCGAAGCGGCAATATGATTAGTTTTGTTGTGAAGGATGATGGTAAGAAAAAGATTCTTGACCATATTCATGAAGCACCAAAATGATGCATAAAAATCCAGCAGGCAGGGGGGGAGGTAAAAAGTTCCAAGCCCTTCGCCGTTGGACACCGCCCCCCTTCTCATTTATAAAAAAAATTCCCTTTCAGAAAAAGTTAAAGCAAAAAGTTAAAATCAAGTTAAAGGTAGAGCAATGGCATTAACAGAGAAAATGGAAAAATTTGCTCTTGCCATTGTTGACGGCAAGACAAATAAAGAAGCTGCAATTTCAGCAGGTTATGCAGAAAAAACTGCATCCGCCGCAGGCGCTAGATTAGCAAAAGATCCCGAAATTATTATTTATATCGAAATGTTAAAGGCCCAAAAAGAAGGTCGCTCTTTAACATCTGATCAACCAAATATTAAACCTGAAAATAGCGGTGAAGATGAAAACCCGCTTGAAGAGTTTCAATTTGAAGGTGATGATCCATTGGAGTTTTTAACCAAAGTTATGAATTTTAATGGCAACAAGCTAAATATAAGGATGCAGGCAGCAATGGCACTTATGCCTTATAAGCATGGCAAGGTTGCTGATAAAGGTAAAAAAGAAACCAAACAAGATAAAGCAAAAGAAGCGACTAGAACGGGTAAATACGCCACATTGGACAATCAATTGCCAAGTTAATTAAATTCAAAAATTGCAGAAAGTCTTTTTAATAATTTACTATCGCGAATTCAATAACTTATATAGTAACTTATATTGATATTCTATCAGTAATGCTTCATTATTAACCTATATTATTATGAGGTAGTGAAGAGTGAAATTGGTTCGTTTAGAAACTATTAGATTGAATGATGGTTTATATAGATTGCGTTTTAATGAAAATGGTATAACGCCAACTTTTCCTAACACAATTAATGAATCTGGTGTCGATATTGCATCAGGAAAAGTTGGTGAACAATCCATTTACTACCACCATTTAGATAGAGACGACACAAGATATTTGATTTACATAAAAGGACATCTTGGGCAACTAGATGGAAATGAAATATCTGATCTCGAAAAATCATTAGATGCATTCTTAATTAAACAGAACACTTAAAAATTTTTTAAATAATAACCACCTACGGGTGGTTTTTGTTTCCAAGCTTTGTCTGGATCCGTAGGCGATACGGTGCGTTGGAGGAAGGAGGACCACAACTGCCAACGTAATAACCCGCTAGCAGTGGGCGAAACAGCGTAGTTAAAGCAGGGGTTCGCAACCTGTCAGACAAATTTTTATGCCGCCTTTGGGCGGTTTTTTTCATGGGCCATTTAAATGACTGCAAAACTACCAGACTGGACAACAGCTCGCCCAGATTGGTCGGAGCGCATTGTCAAAGGTCAATCCTTAATGCCATGCAAGCCACTTTTTCAGGATGTGGCCGATGTTGCTTTAAGAACATTTAATTCATTAAAAGTTGTTGATGTTTTGGACTCTCCAGAAATGGGGGAAATTGTCCGTAAATGGGTAACAGAGTTTGTTGCTGCAATTTTTGGAGCGTATGACAAAAAGTCAAAACGCCGTTTGATTAATGAGTTTTTTCTTTTAATTCCTAAGAAAAATACAAAATCAACAATTGCTGCATTCATTATGCTGACGGCTTTTATTCTAAATAGTCGTTTATCTGCTGAGCTCATCATTTTGGCACCAACGAAAGAAGTTGCCGACAACTCTTTTAATCCTATCCGGGATGCGATTAAAGCGGATCCCGATTTGGATGAGATGATGACCATCTCAGAGCACACCAAAACAATTACTCACAACGGTACAAATGCAACATTAAAAGTGGTTGCGGCCGATGATAAATCTACAGGCGGAAAAAAGGCTTCTTGGATTTTGGTTGACGAGCTGCATTTATTCCAAACCATGTCTAATGCTGGCTCTATGTTTCGTGAGGCAACGGGTGGTTTAGCTTCACGTAATGAAGGTTGTTTGATTTGGCTTTCAACTCAATCAAAAGAGCCCCCTTGTGGGGTATTTAAAAGCAAACTTGATTATGCCCGTGATATTCGAGACGGCAAAATAATTAATAAAAAGTTCCTTCCTCTGATTTATGAATTTCCCGATGAAATGATTGAATCAGAAGATTACAAGGACCCAGCAAACTTCCATATACCTAATCCAAATTTTGGAACAAGCGTAGATCCAGAGCAGCTACTTGATGATTTCGAAAAAGCCAAATATGCAGGCGAAGATGATCTAAAAGATTTCTTTGCAAAACGTCTCAATGTACAGATCGGCATGAATTTACGTGCTAATCGGTGGGCTGGTGCTGACTTCTGGGAGAAAAAAGAGGTCATTTTCGATCTTGATTATCTCATTGAACAATCAGAATGCATCACGGTTGGTTTCGATGGTGGTGGACTTGATGACCTTTTTTCGATGTATGCCATTGGGCGGGATAAAAAGAATCACACTTTATGGCGTGGTTGGTCCATGTCTTGGCTACATCCAATCGCATTAGAGCGAAGAAAAGAAAATAAGCAAAGGATGGATGACTTTATAGCGGCTGGCGAACTTGTAATTGTTGAAAATATCGGTGATGACGTGGCACAGGCTGGAGTAATTGCCAAGCGTATTTTTGACACTGGAAAGATGCCAAAACAGGGCTTTGGCCTTGACCGTTTGGGGATGCCTTCACTTGTAGATGGCTTATTAGAATCAGGAATCCCTGAGACTGCATTAATCGCCGTTAAGCAAGGTTTTGAATTATCAGGCTATGGCATGACCTTAGAGAGAAAACTTGCCGCAGGAACATTCATTCCATCCAAACAAGAGCTAGTTAAATGGGCGGTAGGTAACGCTAAAGGAAAAATTTCAGGTAATGCATTAATGGTGACAAAACAAGAATCAGGCAAGGGGAAAATTGACCCCGTGATTGCAATGTTTAACGCTGCTGCATTGATGTCAAGTAATCCTGAGCCTGCCAATCGCGTTGATATTGACGAATATTTAGAGGATGTCGTGATAGCATGAGTACCACACAAGAGCCGGGCTTTTGGTCCCGCTTCTGGTCACGATTGACTGGAAATACACAATTACAAAAGGGCGACTCATCTTATCCGTTTGATAGTTATTTATCACCCGGTGGATCTGTGGTCACACCAGAAACAGCTTTAAAACTTTCAGCAGTTTGGGCATGTGTAAAATTAAGAGCTGAAACTATCTCAACTCTTCCTTTGCAGCTCTATGACAACAATAAAAAGCTTGCTACTGATCATTACCTTTACCGTATTTTGCACGATTCACCCAATGCCGATATGTGTGCTAGTGAATTTTGGCAAGTCCAAGTTGCTTGTGTGGATCTATGGGGTAATGCATTCAACCTTATTACCAAGGATTCAAGCGATAAAGTTATTGCTTTAGAGCCATTATTCCCAAGTGGCATGATTGTTAAGCGCAATGAAGACGGTGGTATTGACTTTCATTACACCGAAAATGGTGTTGAAACGATTTATTCAGAAGATCAAATCTTGCATTTCAAGGGATTTACACTGGATGGGCTTGTAGGTTTATCGGCTATTCAATTTTTTGCACAAACCATTGGTATGCAATTTGATGCAAACAATCAAGCTCAAGACTGGTTCAAAAACGGCTTAAAGGTTGGTGGTTTTTTAGAAACTGGTGAATCAACACTAACTAAAGAACAGCGCGAAAGATTAAGAAATCATTTAAGCGAATTCAGCAAGCCAGAAAATGCAGGCAAATACATGGTGCTTGAGGCTGGTATGAAGCTTTCAGGCTCAAATAGTATCCGCATTAATCCAGTTGATGCCCAATTATTAGAATCTCGATATTTCGGAATTGAGGAAATATGCCGTGCTTTTGGCGTTCCACCTCAGTTGATTGGGCATACAAACAAAGCAAGCTCATGGGCCTCAAGCCTTGAACAAACAAATAGGGGGTTTTTGACATATTCACTTAATCCTCAATTAGTCCGTTATGAGCAAACGATAACTAAAAAGTTATTTTTGCCAAGTGAAAAATACAAATTCAGACCGAAATTTGCCGTAGAGGGCTTATTGAGAGCCGACAGTGCGACACGTTCAGGATTCTATACAAACATGATTCAAAACGGTGTTATGACCCGCAATGAGGTGCGTGATTTGGAGGATTTGGCACCTTTACCGGGTGGCGATGAACTCATGGTTCAAATGCAAATGGTCGGGTTAAAAGATCAGGGGAATAAAACGTGAATATGAATAAAGTCTATTTCAAGATGCAAGAACAGACCGTCCAAGAGGACGGTTTTTTTTCGGGCTATCTTGCAGTTTTTGACAACATTGATTCACACGGGGATGTGATTCGAAAAGGTGCTTTTCTCAAGACAATTGATGAGTGGAAAGCAAAAGGAAAGTATCCAGCAATATTTTGGAACCATGATCCAGATGAGCCCATTGGGGTTTTCACCCTCATGCGTGAGGATGAAAAAGGGCTTTATGTCGAAGGTCGTTTATTAATTTTAGATATTGTCCGAGCCAAATCTACGTATGCATTGATGAAGGTGAAAGCAATTGACGGCATGTCGATTGGTTATATCACCATTCAAGCAACCCATGATCCACAAACAATGATTCGTGAGCTTTTAGAGCTAGAACTTGTAGAGGGTTCAATTGTTGCCTTTCCATCTAATCCAAATTCATTGATCAGTTCCGTCAAATCCAAATTACAAGATGGCGAACTGCCATCCCTACCAGAATTTGAAAAATTCCTGAGAGAGTCAGGATTTTCAAAAACGCAAGCTACTGTCATCGCTAGTAAGGGTTTGCGTCATCTTTTGAGCGAGTCAGAGGGTGAAAACGAAAAAGCGAAATCAATTTCAAATGCCTTAAATATTTTACGAGGAATCAGTAATGACTGAGAAAACTTTAGAACAACTCGTTCAAGAGTTCCAAAAACACGTTGATACAGTTAAAGAAATCGCCGAAGAGTTCAAAGGCAAACAAGAGAAAAGTGAACAAATCTCTCAAAGTGCCAAAGACAAGGCTGATGAAGCTTTAACGGCCATGAACGAAATGAAAAATAAAGTGGCTGAGATTGAGCAAAAAGCTGCACGCCGTGGTAATGGTGACGTTGAAACCAAAAAACAAACTATGGGTGGTGAGTTTGTTGAAACTGCTGAATATAAATCATCTGCTGAAGCGCAGTATCGTGGCATTCAACGTGTTGAGCTGAAAAATACAATCGGCACAACTCAGGTTGGAAAAATTATTCCAGCTACCAATCTTGGTCTGCAATTACCAAATCAAATGCGTCTTACCATCCGCGATATTTTGGCAGGCGGAAGTATGAGCGGTAATGTTCTTGAATATGTCCAAATGCAAGATTTCACCAATAACGCAGCGGTTGTTGTTGAGGGTGCAAACAAGCCAGAGTCAGCAATTACATTTGCTGATAAAGACGCGAAAGCAGTGGTAATTGCTCACTGGTTGAAAGTAACCACACAAATGTTAAGTGATGCTCCAGCATTACAATCTTTCATTGATAACATCTTGCGTCATGGCTTAGACATTAAGCTTGAAAAGCAAATTCTTGCTGGTGATGGAACCAATGGCAACATGCTTGGTTTAATCCCTCAAGCAACCGCTTATGCTCCACCTGCTGGAGCTCCAGCTACTCCAAATATGTTTGATGTGTTGCGCTTTGCAATGCTTCAAGTTGTTTTAGCTGACGACTTTGCTAACGGCCATGTATTAAACCCGATCGACTGGGCGCTCATGGAAACGCAAAAAGATGCGAACGGGAATTACATTATTGGTAATCCGCAGTCGCAAGCAGTTCCTACATTGTGGGGCTTGCCAGTAGTTCAAACCGCTGCAATGGATGCGGGTAAATTCTTAACAGGTGCGTTTAATACTTCTGCCCAATACTTTGAGCGTTGGGGTGCTGCCGTACAAATCGGTATGCAAGGTGATGATTTCACCTCAAATAAACGTACTTTACTTGCCGAAACACGTGGTGCATTGGCCGTTTACAAGCCTAAATCTCTTGTATATGGCTCATATACTCCTGCTGCTGGTGGTTAATTCGTTTTGGGGTGGTGTTTATCACCATCCCTTTTAGAGAGGCTAAAATGAAAGAATATGAAGTTTTACGCCCGCACTTCGGCGATAAAGACTACAAAGAGGGTGATATTCGCACAGCAGATCCAAACGTTGTGAGACACCTGGTCGAAAATAAGGTTTTGCGTGAATACGAAACCAAGGTAGAAACTCAAAAACCAACTGGAAGACGGAATAATCCAAAATGATTACACTCGAACGCGCTAAGCTACAGTGTCGAGTTGATCATGATGATGAAAATGAACTTTTTCAGGATTGGATTATTCAAGCAGATGAAGAAATAGCAACTGATATCGACCGAAAAATCATTTTGGACGAATCAGAGCGAACCTCTGAAACGGACATTGTAGATTGTAAAAAACTAGATAATGCCCGGCTGATTTTTATTGAATATAAATACAGTCGAAGTCTTGAAGGGAAACCCCAAGCTTATTGGGATACCTTACAACCTATTCGAGATATGGGGGTTTAATTTGTCAAATATTACCCCTAATTTACGTCACCGCATCACCATCCAAAAGCCTACACAAACACAAGATCAAAACACGGGTAAATTAATTATCTCTTGGTCAAATTTAACAACGGTTTGGGCAGAAGTTACTGACTTATCAACTCGTGATGTTATTGCGGCCAAGGCAGCAAATAGCACTATTCAAGCACGTGCAAAAGTTCGCTTTAGCAGCACTACAAAGCAGATTGATAGCACCATGCGAGTTTTGTTTGACGGTTATTTTTATAAGATCGATGGCAATCCGATGCGTGATCCAGACTCACGCCGTGAATACTTAACTATCAACCTTGCCACTGGTGATAAAGCTTGGAATGGGTGATGTATGGCAGTTAGTGAAGTAAAAATCGAAGGCATGGAAGAGTTCAGTCAGAAAATTAAAACTCTACAGGACAAAAAAGCACTTCTGAAGCGTGCAAGAGCGTCTGCTAGAAAAGCCATGCAATTAGTTCAGTTTGCTGCAAAAGTGGGTGCATCACGTATTGATGACCCAAAAACCAAAGAAAGCATTCAAGAAAATATTGTTGTGAGATACGGCAAAACTAGAGATAAATCTTCAGTTATGGTTAGGGTTGGGGTTCTTGGTGGCGCTAAATCATACGCAAATACTAAAGAAAATGTCCGTTCCGGCAAAGCAGGCAAGACCTATCAAACAGATGGCAATTCAGCGAATCCGGGTGGAGACACTTTTTATTGGAGATATGTCGAGCTGGGCACATCTAAAGTTCAAGCTGATCCATTTATGAGACCTGCATTAGCAAACAATATTCAAGCTGTTACTGATGAGTTTGCAAAAGAGTTCATGAAGTCGGTTGAGTCGGCAATACGAAGAGGGAAATTAACATGATTGATGTTCCAATCTTCAAACTCGCCAAGGCTGATCAAGCTGTCAGAGACTTGCTTGAAAGCGAGAATATCTTAAGGCTTTACCCATTTGCATGTGCACCAGATGAGCCACAGACGCCCTATGCAACATGGCAAACAGTAACAGGCTATCCAAACAATAATTTAGATTCCAGACCAGTATCAGACAGAGCTGTAATTCAGATTGATGTTTATGCGGTTGATATAGACACAGTAAAGCGTGTTGCAGAAGCTATACGTGATGCAATTGAGCTTGATTGTTATGTCGTTCGTTATGGTGAGCCTGACAAAGACCCTGTGACAAATATGCCGCATTGTTCATTTGATGCTAGTTGGATTATTAACCGCTAGAAGCATCAAAATATTTTTTCACTTAGCACCCAAATGGGTGCTTTTATTATGCCTAAAGGAGCGCTCTTAATGGCTAATGTTAAAACTAAGGGTACACAGTTATTTACTGTGATTGATGGACAGGTGGTCCGTTTTATCTGTATGAAGAAAATTGGCTTTGGTCAAGATTCTTTTTCTAAGCTAGACGTTACCTGTCTTGAAGCTGAAATCAGAGAGTATGAGCGCGGGATACGCGATCCGGGCGAAGGTGCACTTGCCATTGACTACAATGACACAAATACAAGTCATGACAAATTGGCTGAAATTGCTGATTCTGGTGAAAAACTGGATTGGTATGTCGGTACAGGTGAGTCAACCTCCGCTCCTACTTATGATGCAACAACAGGTATTGATTTACCTGATGATCGCAACTGGCTGTCATTCAAAGGTTATTTGAATGATGCAGCGCCTAACGACCTTGAAGTTGATGCAATGATGGGGTACGAGTACACCCTTGTACGCACATCAAAGGTAACTCGAACTAAACGCACGGTGACACCATAATGACTAAAGTAAATATTAAAGCATTTAAAAAGGTCACCAAAATTGGCGCACCAGTTGAAAGAACGGTTAAGTGGGTTGTAGAAGTTACAGAAGAAAATATTGATTTTCTTACTGCCCAACTCAAACGTGAATTAACTTTTGGCGAAAAAGTAGAACTGGAAGGGCAGGTTTTTATTAAAAAACTAGCCTTCAATGATCTTCATGAAATCTCAAAAGCGTATGACTGGGAAATCAACGAAGATAATATTGCTGACTCGAAGCTTAAGTCAGTAAGTGTAAAACGTATGCAAGCAGGACATTTGCTCGGTTCGGTTTGTGAAGATGCAAAAGGCACGCCATTCTTTAGCTCTGTTCAAGACGTTCTTAATTCTGAAATCCCTTTCATTGAGTCTCTTTATGCTGTGGCCGATGAAGTGAATAACTTCATGGGAAAGTCACGGAAGAAGAACTTGACGAATACGAATTCTGGTGCGAGCTCGTCCTCGGAATCGGTGGAATCACCATCGAAGAAGCAAAGCAAAAAATAAGCTTAAAAGAGCTTAATATTTGGAGAGCCTATCGCATGAGACGGGGCTCTCTTTTTCTTGGTCGCCGTATAGAGCAAGCAATTGGCAACTTGGCGGCAACTTATATCAGGAGCCATTCAAAAAATCCTGAGCAGGTTGATGCACTTAACTTCATGCCTCACGAATATAAAGAAGAGCTTAGTCTAGCTGAATATTTGGAACAATTAGCAGTCGAATAAGTTGGCTTCAAGAAGTCAACTTATCCATAAATGACATTAAGCGCACTGTTTGTTAAATTGTCTAAGTCTAAAAACAAATGGTGATAATGTGAGAAAAGCAATATTTTTAATTTCTGCGCTTTTTTCAGTAGGTTTACATGCAAACCCTGTAAATTGTGAAGATATTACGAAAAAAATTGATGAAAAAACAAAATCAATTGCTTTTGAAAAAGTTTTTGAAGTTGAGCGAGCTAAGTTGGTTGATGGGATGATTTTTGTGAAGTCCCGAAAGATTCCACAGTATCAAAATGAAATAAGCTTGTTCATGCAACAAAGCCGCGATATGGGCTGCCCTGCTTACACAGGTGATATCACGGGAGCACCGTATTTTAAACATGCTCAAAAGTGTATTGATTCAAAATTAAGGGACAGAGAGGCGTGTGATAAGCGCAACTGGAAAAACACCCCTTAAAAAATACTTAGATTTTAATAAGACCCTGCTTTAAGCGGGGTTTTTTATTGCCGGGAGAAAAGTAAATGGCTGCTGGTTCATTAGGTCGTTTAACACTTGATCTGGTTGCGAAAGTTGGTTCATTTGTTGATGGAATGAGTCAGGCAGAAAGAAAAGCAAAAGAAGCTTCCGACAATATGAAGAAGTCTTTCAAAAGCTTTGGTGATCAGATTCAAGATGCAATTGGGGGTACTCAAATTGGATCTGCAATTGAGGGAATTACTGGCAAGTTAGGGGCTTTGCGTGGTGGTGTTCTTATGGCGGGTGCAGCGCTTGCAGGAATGGCAGTGGGCGGAACGGTCTTGGCGACTGGCGCACTTGGTCAAATGGCAATTGAACTCGCTAAAGCAGATGCACAACTTAACCAGTTATCTCGAAGAGCAGTAACTTCTGCTGAAAATTTCCAGATAGTAGCTGGCGCTGCTAGTGCCTTTGGGATTGAGCAAGAAAAGCTAAGCGATATTTTGGCAGACACTTCCGAGAAGCTTGGTGAATATACTTCAACAAAAGGCGGTGGAGCGAAAGACTTTTTTGAAATGTTGGCCAACAACACAAAAATGTCAGCAAAAGAAATTGATAACTTCGCCAAGAAATTATCAACCATGGATACCGTGGAGGCATTGGGCCAAATCACTACGAAACTGGATGATATGGGCGCAACTGCGGCTGAAAAACGTTTCGTGCTAGAGTCATTAGCAAGTGATTTAGGAGACATGGCACCCCTATTTGCTAACAATGCTGCATTAATTAAGGAATATGGCGACCAGTTGCGTGAGGCTGGCGTGGTCCGTACTCAAGAAAGTATTGATAAGTCACTTATACTTAACGCTCAAACTCAGGCGCTGGGTTCACAATTTCAGGGGTTCAAAAACCAGTTAGCTGGTCAAATGACTCCTGTATTAAGTAATTTAATTCAGTATTTTGTTGATGGTGCTGTAAAAAGTGGGAGCTTTGGAACTGTCCTTAGCGCCGTTGGTACGGTTGCCAAAGTGGTCGGCATTGCTATTGTTGGAGTTGCAAGTGCAGTATCGGTGGTCATTCAGTCAATTAGTGGTTTTGCAAGCCTAATTGACCATGTGGGCAATGTTGCTGCAAGGCTTGATGCTGCTACAACAATTAAAGAGCAAATTAACGTCCTTAAATCTGGTTTTAGTGAAGGGAAAGCCATTTGGGTTGATACTGCTTCTGGAATTGATAAGACAATCACCAGCATGATGACCTTTGTAAGCAATGTTAAAACAGGAACAATGCCTGCTTTAACTGGCTTATCTGCTGCACAGTTAAAAGTCAATCAAGCAAATCTAGCTAATTCAAAAAGCACCATTACTGACACAGAAACAGCCAAAGAAAACGCGAAGGCTAAAGAGGAGCAGGCAAAGGCGGCAGCCAAAGCAGCGAAAGCACAAGAAGACCTTAATAAAATGGTTGGTGCATCTGCTTTAAGTGGTTTACGTATCAAAGGGCAAGAGTCTATTGCTGGTGGTCAAGTTAGAGCATATACAGCGAACTTTGCTCAAATGACGCAATCTGCATTGGGCAAAGGGTTAAACAGATTTACTGCATTTAATGATCTTTACCACAAGGGAACCAATAGCAAACATGCTACAGGTAATGCTTTTGACTTCACGCTTGACGATGCGAAAAAGTCTGGTGAAGCTGTTACACAGCTCGAGCAGATAGCTAAAAGATATGGCTTTGTTGTTAAAGTTCTTGATGAATATAAAAACCCATCAAAACGTGCAACAGGGGGCCATATTCATGTTTCAGTTCTGGGCTACAAGGGCACAGCAGATGCATTAAAAGATGCAAATGCAGAACTTGACCTTGTTCAAAAAGCGAATGATGAAGCTGAGAAAATACAAGAGGAACGCTTAAAGAAACAATTAGCGATTACTCTTAAATATGCGACTCCTGAACAAAAGTTAGTCCTTGAAAATGAAGAGGCTAAAAAGCAGATTCAACTTGCTTTTGCTGGGGATACTAAATCACTCGATCTATATTTAGGATTGCAAGAAAAAGCTTACCTGAAGGATTTAGACGCATATCGTGAAGCCCAGTATGAAAAGTTAAAAAGTGCAACTGAGACAGCAGCTCAAGCAGCTGAAAAGTGGAATAGTAACTTTGCAGATATGGCTGGGTTTTCGCCTTTATATGGATTGCAGCAAGAGAAAAGCGGTCGATATGAAGAATCATTTGCAGTTTTTGACTCACAATCCGCTGTTCTTGATCAACAAGAACAAGATCCTAATGCCGACTTGCAGTCAATTGCTGAGCAACGTGAAGCTTTATGGCAACAGCACACTGATCGAATGATTTTGATTGATCAGGACTATAACCGCAAAAAGATATCAATGGGCTTACAGTCTGCTAGTGAGACACTAGGCGGAATGGCTGACCTAATGGGAGGCTTGCTTGGTGAGCAATCAGCAGGATATAAGGCCATGTTTGCAATGTCGAAAGCATTCGCAGTGGCACAAGCTTTAATTAATGCTCCTCAAACCTTTTCAAACGTATATACATCCGTGTCTGCAATCCCATTAATTGGGCCATATATTGCCCCAGCTCTTGCAGCAGCAGCGGTTGGTGTGCAATTGGCACAGGCAGCACAGATCAAGCAAACCTCTTTAACAGGTATGGCGCACGATGGTATCGGCAATGTTCCTAAAGAAGGTACTTGGCTGCTTGATGGGGGTGAGCGTGTCTTAAATCCTAACCAAAACAAAGACCTTACTAACTATTTGAATAATCGAAAAGATAGTGGGCCTCAAGTTGTAGTTAATAACTACAGTAAAGCCAAGGTTGATACTGCAGTTGGTGATGATGGCAAGGTATATGTGACTATTGATGACGTATATAACCCAAACAGTAAATTTAGCCAGTCTATGCAAGAAAATTTCAACGTATCGAGAAATAGGGGGTAGAAGTTGGATAGATTCATGCTTTGCCCTTTGATGAAAGGGTACAACTTTTCACCCGGAAGCAATTTAAGGGAGCAAGAGACAGAAGGGGGACCGCCAAGGCAGGTCCCTTTTTTTGTGGGTGCATGGCACACGGCTGATGTTTCTATCTCGCTTAATAATGCGGATGAAAAGGAATATTTTTGGGCATTTTGGCGAGAGCAGCAGCGCAAGCCTAGCAATTGGCTTTGGAGACTTGCACTTGATAACGGAACATTTGAAGAGTGCGAATGTCGATTTATTGCTGATTCTAAGCTTCGAGAAAATGAACGTGACGGCAAGATTCTGCAAATTAGCTTTCAAGTCAGGATTAAGCCGATTTATAGAGATCCAGAAAATGACAGGAACATTATTGAAGCTTGGCAAAATGGTGGACTGGTCGTTGTTGGCACTATCAAAAAAATTCCTAATGAATGGTTTCCAAGTGCTACAGGAGTCTAATGATGATAGTTACTGATGAAATGCTGGATGTTCTAGACCAGTCATCTGGGCCTGTTGGTTTGCTGGAATGTGTAGAGATGTCACACCCGAATTGGCCGCGTGTGCTTCGCTATATTGTGAATGGCAGTGAGCCAATGGAATTAACGCATGAAGATGGTCAAACCTTTACCTATTCTTATGCACCACTAAATATTACACGTGGCAATGAAGAGGAAAACTTAGACCAAAAAATTACAGCTGCAATTGGTGATGTTGGTTCAGAAATTCCTGAATTAGTTGACCTTATTTTGCAAGATGCTGAAAGGGTTTCACCCATTCTGAATTATAGAGCCTACATCATAGGCAAGTACGACATACCCTCTACTTATGCAAAAGACTTAGAGGTCACTGTTATTACTAGAGACTGGAAAGGAACCAGCTTTGAAGCACAGGCACCGGGTTTAAACAATTCAGGTAATGGGCAGATCTACTCAGCAAGCACAGATCCAAGTCTTGAGGGATTCTATTCATGAATATTCGGCAGCTCTTTTACTGTGTTTATGATCCTGAAAACTTCCACTGTGTGCATTTTGTCATACTGGCCGCAAAGGTCATTTTTGAAAAAGATTACACGCCATGTTTCTTGGGTCTAACTGGCCCACTTCAAGAAACAATCAAAACTTCACGTAATACAGTTCATAGAAACAAGCAGATAAAAGAGCCCAAAGATGGCTGCATTGTCTTAATGACTTACTCGGATCAAAGCTCGCATGTCGGGCTTTTTTTTCAAGGTCGAATTTTTCATTTAATTGAGCGTGGACCAGAGCGAATCACTGTTGAGCAAGCAGAGATTATTTTTAATCGGATTCGATATTATGAGCCAAATTTACCTACACAAGAACTCACTCAATAAAGATGAGGTTGATGTAATTGATGCAGATAATATTCTGTATGAATTTTTAAAAGTCAAAAAAGAATTTCCACAAGCAAAAATTTATCGCGGCAATCCATGTCCAGAAAATGATATAACGCCCACCCGAAATGATAAAGCATCAATCGCTCGGTTAACCGAAATTGCAGATGATTGCAGTATTGTCTGCCATCCGGGAGAACTATCCTCATTTGTAACTTGGGTTGCTACAAAAATTCTTGGGTCTGCTGTTTCTGCCTTAGTGAAAGTACCGAAGCCAAACATGAACAATAACGGTTCCATGTCGGGTTCAAGTAATAACAACTTGTCAGATCCAGAGAACCGCCAGCGTTTAAAACAGCGAATTCCGTTCATTTTGGGCCGTGTTAAAGCTATTCCAGACCTTTTTGCCCCAGTCATTAAATATTTTAAAGATGGGGTAGAGGTTGAAGAGACTTTGATGTGTCTTTGTGAAAATGAAGTTCAAGTATCTACTTTCAAATCAGGTGATACACCGATACAGGAAATACCCGGTACAAGCGTTTCAGCTTATGGACACAATCAATCTTTAATTGGGAATGATACGATTTATAAGTGGGGAGATACTTTTGATCAGCCGCCGATTATTGCACGACAGAACGCATCAATTAACGGTCAAACCCTTTTACCACCAAACAGTACACGCATTGAAGCAGGCGACATATATTTTCAATACCCGAACTTAATTAAGGCTAACGACCAAGGAACTGCCGATAAGTTTAATGAATTTGTTATTAATGACTCACTCATTATTAGCGGTGCAAACTTTGGTATTGAAGAGATATCTATCACAGGTCAGGTGGATGTAGATAACACAAATAACACCTTTTCGATAGCTTCAACCCAGACAGTTGTAGACTTTCAGAATTACCGAAAGATCAACGTAACTTCACTTTTAGTAACAGATCCAGTCAATGGACAGCTTGATCTTGCAGGTTTATACAATATTGATTCTATAACCTATATATCAGGTGTTTATACCATCCATCTATTGAATCCGGTATCTACAAATTCAAACTTTGCAAACCTTACTGAAGTTTTGACAGCAAATCTTTCAGCAAATTTAACTGCCAATACAGGAAGTGTATTTTTAGATGGCGACTATTTAGTGACGGGTGTAGATATTGCCAACAAGCAAATTTCTTTAGCAACCCCAAGTGCTGTAAATGGTGACTGGAATAAGCTTGCAGATTTAACAGACCAGAAAACCGGCGTTGGTACAATCAAGTTAAGAGGTAGCCAAGATAATTACATCGGCTGGTTTACAATTGAGTCGGCTAAAGCTACTGGACTGTTATTAAACTTTCAAGCCTTGAATGGTCTATATCAAGGCTCTGATGCAAAATTTGTGGATATCTATGTTGAGTATCAACAAGTAGTAAATGGCAGTCCAACTGGCACAGTTTACAATCAAACGATTCGCTTAAATGGTAAGTCAAACAACCGCGATAGTGTCGGCGGCTCAATGTGGATTACATTGCCGTTTACTGGGGCTGTCCGCTTTAGGGCTCGCCGTACTAATGACAATGGCGATGCGGTAGATCTATCTGATGAAACAAAGTTCTATACAGCTTATGCATATCGTTATTTAGATAAGCTTGTTTATGATGATCGAGTCCTAATTCGTCAACGCACACAAGCAACACGTGCTGCAACAGCCATTGATAGCCGTATGACAAACTGTATTGCTGAGAGCTTGGTTTATAGCTATCGAACAGGTACACAATCGGAAAGTCGAATTCCATCGAGATTTATTCCAGATCTTGTAATTGAACTTGCATTGCATAAGCTAGTTGGTCGCCGCACTTTAAATGAGGTCAATACAGCTAAGCTATATGATGTTTTTGATGAGGTTGTAGAGTATTTCGGCTCGGAAAAAATGGCTGAGTTCAATTACACAATTGATGATGCAAACCAATCATTTGAAGAGATTCTTAGAATGTTTGCAGGCGTTTCTTGTTGTAATGATCGCCGTCTAAATCGTCAGATTTACTTTGAGCTTGAGCGCGCAGGTCGAGAGCCGTATTTGTTATTTAATCATCGTAACAAAAAGGCCCGTACAGAAGTTAGAACAATCCGAACTAAACCAGAAAACAATTATGACGGTGTAGAGTTTACATACGTTGATAGTGAAGCTGGCTGGGTTGAGAAGACTTTAAAAATTCCTAATGACCATATCACAAACCCTAAGAAAATTGAGGGTTACGGGGTCGTTTATAAGCAGCAAGCACACATTATAGCGTGGCGTGCTTGGAATAAGATTAAGTATCAAGCTGTCAATTGTCGCTACTCCTGTTTTGCTGAGGGAGAGCTTGTTGGCAAAGGTGATCCGGTTGCGGTGGTTGATGATACCCGGTTAGCCCCTACATTCTTTGGAGATCCATCGAAAGCTATTTTGTCGGGAGAGGTCTTAGCTTGGAATGGCTTAAATATTACAGGTTCACAGCCTTGTAAATTATCGACAGAACATTCGTTTGTAATTCACCTTCAGCTTAAAAGTGGATTCATTGACATCATCCCAGTGACACAAGGTCCAACTGATTTTGATTTTGTCTTATCTCGTCCACCAGTTGAGGCACTAGTAACGCAAGGTGAAGTTAAAACGGTTTATTCACTTTCAACGGATGATCGACAAAACGATGATCTGTTTCTTATTACAACCAAGAATCGTGCAGGTGTGTTTGAAAATGAATTAACGCTCGTAAATCTAGATGACCGTTACTATCAAAATGATGGTGACATAAAAAATAACCTTATATGACTAACAGTCCTTTGAATCCCCGCTAAGTGCGGGGATTTTTTTTTGGAGAAATTTTATGGCGTTAACACCGGAAACATTTCAGGATCTGGAGCGGGATATTGAGGATACTGGCAAAGCTATAAATACGGATTCTATAATTACTCCCCGCTATGGCGAGCCTTTTAATTCAGTACCGAGAGCCATCAGAATCATGATGGAAATAGGCGGTTGGAAGGCTTATCTTACAGAGGCTGTATTATTGGCTACAGTGCCTGATACAATTCCTTCAGTTGGATATGCTTTTGACACAAAGAAATTATATTTTTGGAATGGTACACAATGGCTTGATGAGGGATTAAGTCCTTTGGATCAAGCAAAAGCATACGCTGATGCAAATCCAAATTTCAAAATCCAGACTATTTCTGGATCGATCGACTTTAACACGAAGAAGAAGGAAGGTCGGTACAAAATTACCACCATTGATTTTAATAACTCCACTAATAAGCCACCTTTTACAGAGGGGGGTATATTAATAGTTGAAGGGTCTGGTGAAGATTACTTTACAAAGCAACGTTTTTGTACTTCTGATAATCAGGAGGCGGTTCGTTCTTTAAAAAACACATGGTCTGCTTGGGATATTGTAATCAAAGCTGGTGATTTAAAGGCAAAACCAATTACAGCTCCAATCGATTTTAATACTTATAAGACACCAGGCCCTTATACAATCACTACAGCGATACTTATCCAATGTTCAAATAAACCACCTGTTACAGCTGGGGGATTTTTTGAAGTAAAAGGTACAGGGGCTGACTATCTAACATCTCAGGAATTTAAGTCCTACGACAATATTGATGCATCACGTGCACTTACAAATGTTTGGGGAGCGTGGGATACATTTATAAAGTCAATAGATATAAAACCAAAGGTGGTTGCAGCAGCAATAGATTTTAATGCCTTTAATGTACCGGGTCCTTATTCAATTACAAACAATGTTCTTGCCACATGTACAAATAAGCCACCAACAACATTCGGGGGGATTTTCGAAAACAAAGGTACTGGTGCAGCCTATTACACTCATAGAACATACATCAGTTACAAAGGGGAGTTTTTCTATCAAGCCCTTGAGACTACATGGAGTGCATGGAATAAATTAGCAACAACAGCCATTACTGATGCTTTGGCTCAGAAAATTGCAAATATTGAAACACCCGGAACCGGTTTAGCAAATAAGAAATGGGCGGGACTAGGAGATTCAATATCATTTGGTTACAACAATACTGATAACCGCAGCTATTTGAATATTCTAGCTGATCGTTATGGCGCAATTCTTACCAAACATGCATTCTCAGGGGCATGGATTAGCAAAGGCACAGGCACTATAGCGATTCCCAATATCCTTTCTGAGTCGTTTTCAAGTCTACCTGATTCAGCAAATTATGACCTAATCACAATTGCAGCAGGAACAAATGATCGAATTAATGGGGTAGATGGCAACTTGGGAACACCTGATGACCGTACTAACGAAACATTTTATGGTGCACTTCATGTCATGCTTTCTGGACTAAAACTTAAGTTTCCTAATGCCCGCATGTTATTTATATCTCAAATCCCGCGCAGTGGACTTCGTTCTAATCCAAACAACCCGACTGATTTAGATAGAAAATTCAAAGCTATCACTGATGTGTGTGATTACTATTCGGTTCCGGTTTGGGCTGGTCACAAGAACTTTGGGTTTCATCCAGATGACAATGCAACTTTTAGAACTAAATACATGGAGGATGGTCTTCATCCAACAAACGATGGTCAAATCTGGATGGCAAATCGCTTAGAACAACCTGTTTTAAGTGTAGCAAAGTAACTTTTTTAGCGCCCTAACCAAAGAGTTCAGGGCTTTTAATTGCCTAAATTCTGGAGCATAGGGTATGGCAGATAATCAGCAAATTATTGATACATCAACCGCTATTGTAGTGGGCAAGGGGGCAACCTATGGGGGGAGTGTGGTAGGTGCAGTTTCAGCATATGTCGGGTCAATTGATTTAGCTTTTTGGCTCAGTGTCATCATTGGTCTAGCAGGTTTTTTTATGAACCTGTACTACGCCAAAAAGAAAAACAAGCGTGATGAAATTGCACATAAGGCTTATTTAGATAGCTTAAAAAATAAAGGGCAATGCGATGTCAAACAAGACTAAATATGTCGCAGCATTCTTAGCAGCTTCGGCTGCTTTTTTTGTGGGCGTAAAAAACGATGAAGGGTTTACATCGAAACCAGTAATACCAGTCAAAGGTGATCGGCCAACGCAGGGTCATGGTTCTACATTCAAGCCAGATGGTTCACCAGTAAAAATGACTGATCCTCCAATTACACGTGCGACCGCAGATAAATGGTTGCGTAATGATGTGGCAAAACGTGAAGTAGCATTTAAAGATTCATTAAAGGGCGTGAAATTATCACAAACTGAATATGACCTTTACCTTGATTTTTCATATCAGTACGGTGTGCCAACATTCGCAAAATCATCAATGATTAAGCACTTAAAGGCTGGTCAATATAAGGCAGCTTGCGACTCATTGCTTAAGTACAAGTACGTTGCAAAGCGTGATTGTTCAATTCGTAAAAACGGCTGTTATGGGGTTTGGTTGCGCCAGATCGATCGCTATCAAAAATGTATAGGGGTTAATTCATGACTTGGGTTCTAAAAAATAAGCGGTGGTCCTTGATCATCGTTTTGTCAATTCTGTACTTCATTCAGATTGGGTACACGAATTACTTGGCAGGGAAACTAGATCAAGCTGACCAAAAATGCTTGTCTCAGATCCAGAAAATTGAAAAGAAAAATTTAGAGGCTCTTGCAGTCAAGCAAAACCAAATCAACAAAGTGAGCGCAGACTATGAGCGAGTCAAAGCAGAGCAAAGCACTAAAGTCGAAACAATTACACGTGAAGTGCAAAAGATCGTTGAGCGTCCTGTTTATCTCAATCGCTGTATTGATGATGACGGGGTGTACCAAATCAACAGCCTTATTGAAGCCGGCAATACCAGCTAACTTACTTCAACCCTGCTCAGATTTGAGCATGGTAGCAGGAACTACTGGCAAAGATTTAATGATCTGGTCAGTAGATACAATTGCAAAATATAACGACTGCAAAGCAAGGCATTCAGCTTTAGCGAATGCAGCAGAGCGGTAACTACGAAAGTTTCGTAATTAAAATTTGAGCTCACCTAATATGGGGTTTGCGTCATTTTTGACAAAAAGGGTATGCAGATTGTGCGTACCCCTTATTTTTTTGCCTGAAATTTAGTTTTTTGGTTTTTGCCAATAAAGTGCAGTATGTTGGTATTGGGGGATTTCCCAACAGCAAACCTTTTTAGCTCAGTCCGATTTTCGGACATGCCTTTGGATTGATTTCGGTATTTTCCGAAACCAAAAAGCTACATGGTCAAAATGACCATTCAGCTATCCAATTGATTATAAAGGTAAGCGCATTTTTGCTCTCAATGTGACTAGCTTTGAGATAGTTGCAAATAACCATCCTCAAATCTAAGGAAGGGTATTAATAAAAAAGTACCAACTGATTGGACCTATTTTTAATTAAAAAGCATGTGGTTTTAGATTATTCTTTAAAACTTGTGCAACTTTTTTGCAACCATTGATTTTATGTTTCAAGCTAAATTATTGAAATAATTTTATTATTTTAATATTGGCGTCCAGTCCATCATTGGGGCTACACTGATTCTTGGAGATTTAATAGTTTCAATGGTTTTGTTAATAGTCATTAAAAATCATACCTTTAATCAGTGTTTTGCAACCTGTTTGAATCTGTGGGAACTCATGTTTAGCTGCGTTAATCGGTTTGCATTTACACCAGAATTTACACCATAATGAAAAAAATGGTTCATGGTGTAAAATTATGGGGTCAATTACTGCCAGAAAAAGTGCAGATGGAAGTGTTAGTTACCGAGCTGCTATCCGGATCAACAAAAAAGGTTATCCTGCTTATTCTGAAAGCAAAACATTTTATTCAAAAAAAGTGGCAGAAAACTGGCTTAAAAAAAGAGAAGTTGAGATTCAAGAAAATCCAGACATTTTACTTGGCAAAGAACAACTGATTGATCTAACTTTGTCAGATGCCATAGATAAATATTTGGATGAAGTTGGGAGCGAGTACGGCAGGACGAAACGCTATTCTCTACTCTTAATTAAGAAGTTGCCAATTGCGCGCAATATTATCACAAAAATACATTCGATACATTTGGCTGAGCATGTGGCTCTAAGACGAAGAGGCGTGCCTAATCTTGGTTTAGAACCTATTGCAACAAGTACACAGCAGCATGAGCTTTTACATATTAGAGGTGTTCTATCTCATGCATCTGTTATGTGGGGTATGGAAGTTGATTTAAGTAACTTCGATAAAGCTACAGCACAGCTTAGAAAAACTCGTCAAATCTCGTCTAGTAAAGTGAGAGATAGGCTTCCTACAAAGGAAGAGTTAATTGCTTTAACAAAACTTTTTGCTGAGCGTTGGAAGTTAAATAAATACGGTACTAAGTATCCAATGCATTTAATTATTTGGTTCGCAATTTTTTCATGTAGACGTGAAGCAGAGTTAACACGCTTATGGCTGCAAGATTATGATTCTTACAACTCTTCATGGAAAGTTCATGATTTGAAAAATCCGAACGGTTCTAAAGGTAATCACAAGTCTTTTGATGTGTTGGAACCTTGTAAAACAATAATTGAACTTTTATTAGATAATGAAGTGCGGAGTCGTATGCTTCGATTAGGATATGATGAACAACTCTTATTACCTTTGAATCCCAAAAGCATAGGAAAAGAGTTTCGCGAAGCATGTAAAATATTGGGAATAGAGGATTTACATTTTCATGATTTGAGACATGAAGGTTGTACGAGACTTGCAGAACAAAGTTTTACTATTCCTGAAATTCAGAAAGTAAGTTTGCATGATTCTTGGGGGAGCTTACAGCGGTATGTTTCTGTGAAGTCAAGGCGAAATGTAATTCAATTGGAAGAGGTGCTACGCCTCATTGATGAAACGTAGCAAAGTCTTTAGCAGCTTCAGAATACTTCTTATCTAAGATATCAGCCAAGTCTTTAACGTGCACCAGAAATGGTGCGCGTTTGCTTGAATCTATTTTAAAGACAGAGAAAGGAAACTCTTGATTATTTGCCTTTCTCAGCGCCTCTGCCTTGCTTAAGTGAGGATAGTAGTCTTGTACTATGCTCATTAATTCGACAGTCATAGAGCGATATTTCATAAATAGGTAATCAGCGGTGTTTAACTGGAATGCACCCATTGTGAAATAGCCTCTTAACTAGTTAGTTTTAAACTTTGAATACAACACATCAAAATTGGACTGTGTATCCCAAATTCGAAGGACTGCATCACTGCCTATCAGGTACGTTTTGAGCAGCTTAATAAGATCTTTGCACCTTGGATCACTTTTAAAAAAATGATTAGTTTGCATAAACCCGTTTAATGGCATAGATACAGGATATGCTTTGCAATTAAATAGGCCTTCCAGATTACCTCGTAAGGCAATGAAAGCATTTTCATCAGAAGAACCAACAGGATCATCTATGAACTGGCGTTCCAGTAAAAACACCAGCCTAAGTGCTAATTGTCCTTGGGGTGTAAGTTCCCATTTCGAAAATACGGCAATAATTTCATTATTTCCACCTTCATTAAGGAAAATGGCGATCATCTCTTTTTTCTGCTGATCTAAATATTGTTGTTTCGAATACATTGGAGTATTCGCTGAAAGCGTAAATAGCATTGGCAAATATAGCTCATGTGTTTCGAAGCCTGCGTAGTCTCTGAATAGAACCTTCATTGTCGAATCAAATAACTCTTCAGCACGACTTTGTTCTGTATTCCAAGCTGTTAAATCCTCACTAAACTGCCTAGTGTTGAGCATATATTGGTAGCCCGTAATTTGATTAGAAAAATACTGATCGTGGCAGTAAATCCCCCCATTAAGCATAGGCCCCATATGTTTAATAAACTGAATAAACAATTCGTTCTCTGGCTTTAGTCGAACAGATAACATCCCATTAGTGACAGGGGAGCCTGTCACTAATGGATATGCTGATCTAATCAACTCAACAGGTTTACTGAGAGATAATGCCTGATTACTATTTTGAGAATTTTGTTTTGCAAACATGCTTGTAGTTTTTGATCTCCCAAGAGCTTTTGCTGACTTCTCAGAACCAATCAGATCGTAAGCCCAAATAGGTTGAATGCTGCATGACGAATGTGTAGCTGCAAGTAAAGCATCTGATGCGTACTTAGTCAT